TCAGCAAACCGGCTCCGGGAACGAGAAGGCATGGCTGCAATGGCGGCGCCACCAGCCCGTGAAGGCGACCTCGCCGACCGCCGCACCGTCATGAGCGTGAACGATCGATCCGGGCTCGCTCAGGATCGCGCAATGCGCCGCCGGCAGATGGTCGCGCCAGCGGAAGAGCAGCACGTCGCCTGGCTGGGCTTCGGCCGGCGCGCCGGCCCTGAGATGGCGCATCGCGGCGAGCGCCAGGGTCTCGCCGGCTGCATGCTGCGCCCAGTGCTGGTCATAGGGCGGCACGTCTTCCGGCTCGCTCCCGTAAAGCTCGCGCCAGACGCCGCGCACGAGGCCGAGGCAGTCGCAGCCGACACCGCGCAGCGAGGCCTGATGGTGGTAGGGCGTCCCCAGCCAGGAACGCGCCGCTGCGACGACACGGATACGCGTGGCCGAGCCGGGCTCGGTGGCAGCGCTCATCGGAACAGGCTCCCGCCGTCGAATGGCCCGGCGCCGGGATCGGAGGGGCGGACGCCGCCGACGATGAAGTCGTTCCCCGGCAGATGCGGGAAGCCGCGGAAGTTGATTCCATTGCCAAATTTCGACCGGCAGGTGGCGAAGCTCTTGTCGCAGCCGGCAGTCACGGTGAAGGCATCGCCGGAAAGGATCGGGGCCGGCGACGCCTGCCAGAGTTGGAAGCTCGCGGCGCCGTCGGCGGTGCGATGCGTCTTGACCTCGCTGGCGAAGCCGACATTGGCGCCTGCCGTGAAGACCAGCCGCCCTCCGCTGAAGTAACCGTCGCTGTAGCCCGCCAGGCCAGCCGTGGTGATTGCAAGGCGCCCATCCGTCGCCTCCACGACGCCCTCCGCGACAGCGGCGGAGACACCACAGCGGGCATCGCCGAGATCGGCAGCGCAGGAAGCGATGTAGAGCCCGCCCTTCTCCTCATCGAAGGCCTTGCCCAGCCCCCGGACCTCGGCGCTGAAAGTGGTATCGCTACGTTTGATTTCGCCGACGAAGCCGGTCTCCAGCAGAGCCCGCTGGCCAGGGTCGGCCCAGTTCACCAGCCAGAGCACAACCCGCGCATCGTCGTAGAGCCCCCGCGACAGCTCAGCCTCGCTGAGCCCGCTAGCGGCGAAGGCGCCGAGCACCTCGCCGCCACCGGTCGCGAAACCGAGCTCGGCCGTCGCCTCTGCCGCCTCCAGCCCCGAGCGGGCCTGGAAGAGGATGCCGTCGAAGGCGAGATCGCGATCATGGTCGGTGAAGCCGAGCACGGCGCCGTCGCGCCGGGTCAGGCTCCAGCACCGGCAAAGCGTCGTCGCCTCGCCGGAAAGATGCGCGGCGAGCGCAGAAGGCAGATTGCGCATGGAAAGGCCTCAGTCGGCGATTTCGACGATCGGAATCTTCGGGATGTCACCGGCCTCGAAGGCCGAGAGGTCGACCTCGATCATGTCGAGGTCGAAGCGCACCGGCACGTCGAAGGCAAAGCCGGCGCTGACCAGCGCGCCCGCCGCCGGGGCGTGCCCCATGGCGAAGGTCAGCAAGCCCGTCGAATGATCGCAGCTGACGATGCTGGGTTGTGCCTGCACGATGCCGTTCACCGCGACGAGCACCGAGCCAGGCACCGATTTGGTGATCCGCCTGAGGTACGGCGCATGCAGGCCGCCATAGAGCTTGCCGAGCTGGAAGATGCGAGTCACCCCGTCGCCGATGCCGATCTGCTGGTCGCCCGCGGCCGGCTGCGCCGAGGGCGCGCAGCTCTTCCAATCGAGCCGGTCGCGCCAGCGGAAACCATAGAGCCGGCCGCGCCGCTCTTCGAAGAAGGCGACGATACTCGCCAGCGCATCGAGCGTGCGGATCCCGAAGCCGGCATCGTAGCGCCGGCGCGAATGCGCCCAGCGGCTGTTGCGGATCTCCCGCCCGGAAGCCAGCGTCACCACCTGGGTCAGCCGCTCGGGGCCGCCGCGGGCCCCGCGCGCGATCTCGATCGGAAAGCGCACTTCGTGGAAGCCGCTCATGCCGGCCCTCCTTTCAGCTTGGAATTGGTGCGCCGGGACCGGCCCGGCGCTGGCCTCAGAGCGCGCGGTTGCCGCGTGCGACCGCCCGCGCGATCGCGGCCGAGACCTGCGCCTCCGAGCGGCGGAAGCTCTCGGCATCAGGCGTCGAGACCTGAACGGTGATGTTCACCGGCCGGCGGCCTTCCCCGCCGCCGGCGCGGACGCCGAGCTTGCCGTCGGGGCCCCGTGAGAGCGGCAGGATCGCCTCCGCGCCGCGCTCGCCCATCAGCCCCAGGCCGCGCCCCATGGCGAAGTAGGACGGGGCCGCGACGACGCCGCCATCGGCGAAGACCGAGACGGAAGGCGCCGCCGCGCCGCCGACCCCACCGGAGAAGAGGCCGCCCAGGCTCTTCAGCCCGGAGCCGAGCAGGCCCGAGAGTCCGCTTTGCAGCGGCTTGAGCGCCGATTTCAGCAGAGAGTCGCTGAGCGTCCTACCGACACTGCGCAGCACATCCTCGAAGCGCCGCCCCTCGACAACGCCCTTTACGAAGGCGCCGCTGATCGATTTGCCGAAGGCCTCGGAGGCCTTGGTCAGAGCTTGCGTCAGGCTGGTCATGGCCTTGAGCCCGGACGTATCGAAGGAGGAGGTTTCTTCATCCGACATGGCTTCGCCTTTTCTGAGCGGCGGGTCAGGCCTCAGCCGCCTCGCCGGAATCGTCGGGATGGTCGCGCATCAGGGCATCGAGAATGCCGCGCGCCGGCGCTTCACCGGCCGGGGCGGCGCGAAAGGCTTCGCTGGCGGCGATGATCTCGCGCGGGCTGGCGGTCCAGAACACGTCCGGCGGCCAGCCCAGGCGGCCGAGCCCGAATTCCATGACCTCGCGCCAGGGGAAAGGAGCCGCCGCCGACGCGCCTATGGCACCGGCGGCGACGGAGGGCGCGCCGGCTCGCCTTCGCCCGCCGACGCGAAGGTCGCGTCGAGCAGGCCGATCGCAGCCGCTATGGCACCGTTCAGTCCGCCGTCGAAGGCGAGTGCCGCCACCGCGTCCTCGGAGAGCGCGCCGCCGCCTCCGCGCAGGCCAGCCCCGAGGATGCGGATGATGTCGCGGGACGACAGCTTGCCGGTGGCGAAGCGCTCGCCCAGGGCCGGAAGACTGTCGACCGAGAATGCGCTCTCCAGCTCGGCGAGCGCACCCAGCGTCAGCCGCATGGGCAGCGCCCTGCCCTCGACCATCAGGGCGACCTCGCCCCGGTAGCGATTGACCATGCCGAGCCTCCTCAGGCGAGCGTGAAGACGAGCTGACCGGCCGATTCCAGCGACAGCTCGAAAGTGACCTCGGCGGCATGGTCGCCGCGATATTCCAGCGTCGAGATCTGGAACGAGCCGGTGATCACGCCGAAATCCGGCACGATCACCTGCCAGTCGCGGATCGTGCCGTCGAAGAAGATCTGCCGGACCAGCGCATCCGAGGCCTCGTCCTTGAAGATGCCGGCGCCGCTGATGCTGGCCCGGCGCATGCCGGCACCCGCCAGCAATTCGCGCCAGCGCCCGGCCGATTCGGCATGGGTGACGTCGACCGCCTCGGCATTGAAGGCGATCTGCCGGGCTCGCAGCCCGGCGACGGTGACGAAGCTGCCGCCTGCATCCGCCGCCTTGAGCAGCAGGTCCTTGCCTTTCTGGGCCGGCATCGGCTGTTCCTTTCCAGTGTTCTCAAAGGGTTTCGGTGACGGCGCGGAAGCGCAGCGTCACAGTCGGAAGCTGGCTCCTGGCATCGCGGGCGAGCCGCGACGACAGCCAGGTCAGGTTGATCAGGCGGTGCCCGTCGAGCCCGAGCGGCGCGCCGTTCAGGCTGGCGACGACAGCGGCGGCCGCCTCGAGCGCCTGGCGCGCCGACGCGCTTTCGCCAGCCCAGACGACCAGCCTAAAGCGCTGCTCGCAGCCGGAATCGCTGCCGGTCGACCACTCGTCGGCCTCGACCTCTCCATGGACGAGATAGACGCCCTTCGCGGCGCGCGGCGGCTCCTCATGGAGGCGGCCGGCGCCGATCAGGGCGGTCAGGCCCGCATCGGCGGCCAGATGCGCCTGAACGGCGCGGCGCAGGGAAAGAACCGCTCCGCTCATGGACGAACCTCCTCGGCCAGACAGACAAGGCGCCGCCGTCCGCCATCGGGGTCGGCGACGGCGCGGATCTCGAAGACCTGAGTGGCATCCCGCAGGCGCTGGCCGGCATCGACCCCCGCTCGCCAGCGCAGGCTGATGCGATGGCTGAGCGCCTGCTCGGGGCGTCCGGCGCGCCAGCGCTCCTCGCCGGACAGCCATTCGACCTGGGCCCAGACCGCTGCGACAAGGGCATAGCCTCGCGTCTCGCCGCCCATCCCGTCGGGCGTGCCGACCGGGTGCTCGAGCAGCAGGCGGCGGCGCATCATGCCGACCGGGTTTCGCATCGACCTTTCGCTCATCGCCGACTCCGTCACAGCTTCAGGCGGCGATAGGGCGCGAGCAGCGCCGCAATCTCGGCCGGCAGATGCGTAGCGTCGCGGCTGACGACGTCGCCGCGATGCTCGAACCATCGGCAGGCCAGCCGCAGCACCGCCTGGCGCAAAGGCGCGGGCACCAGATCGCGCGTCGTCCCGAAACCGGCGACGACATCGATCTCGATCGCCGCCCGATCGCGGCCCGGCACCGGCACGGTCCCGGAGACAGTGATGACAGGCGGGTCCGTGCCCTCGATCAGGCCAAGCGAGGCCTGGGGCACGACTTGTGCGCCGCCCGCAGCGTCATAGACCCGCGCTGCGATGATGCGACCGACCGGCGAAAGCGGCAGGCGCAGCTCCCCGCAGATCGGCCAGCGGTCGAGGACGAGGCGCCAGCTCTGGTCGATCAACATCCGGCCCGAAGCTGCCTCGACCATCAGGCGGGCGGCCGTGATCAGCGTGCCGAGCAACTCGTCCTCGTCGGACGCCAGGAGCCGCAGGAAATCCTTTGCCTCCGCCAGCGAGACCGGCTCGATCGCCGGCGGCGCGATAGCGAGCGGCGTCATGGTGACCGAGATCAT